TGTGAAAGTCACTGGTAATCAAACATATTCACAATAACTTATAACATAGGAGATCATATATTATGGCTAACGGAAATACATCCCCCAGTCGTGTAGGTCAGATTAATTCAGCTGGCAATGAAGATGCCTTGTTTCTCAAAAAGTTCAGCGGAGAAATTCTGCAAACCTTTGAGGAAAGCAATGTATTCAAGCCCCTACACACAATCAGAACCATTGAGTCTGGTAAATCAGCACAGTTCCCAGTAACCGGAATTGCTTCAGCTTCTTACCACACTCCTGGTGAAAACATCGCAGACGCTGGAAACAGCTACTTGAGCGACATCAAGAAGGCAGAGCAAATCATCACCATCGATAAGATGTTGTTGGCTTCTACTTTCTTGTCAAACATCGACGATGTAAAGAACCACTACGACATCCGCAGCGTATACGCTAACGAGTTGGGTAAAGCTCTTGCAGTTCGTTTCGACACAGCTCTTGCTAAAGTGTTCATCGCTGCTGCTCGTCAATCTGCTGTCATTACTGGCGGTAAAGTTGGTGGACAGCTTGATGTTGCTAACAACGACTTCTCCGCTCCAGATACTCCAGGTACTCCTGCTGCTATCACGGGTGCTGATCTTGTTGCTGCTTTCTTCAGTGCTGCTCAAAAGCTTGACGAAAACGATGTTCCTAGCGACGGTCGTTTCTGCGTTCTTCGCCCAAGTGACTACTACAAATTGATCACTGGTGCTGACGCTTCCAACAGCTTCTCCCTTACTTCCGCAGTTAACGCTGACATCGGAGGTCAAGGCGGACTTGCTACTGGATCGATCCCACAAATCGCTGGTATCAACATCTACAAATCCAACCACATCCCATCAACTGACCTTAGTGCTGTTTCTTCCGGAGACGGAGAGGCTGCTAATGATGTCTTTGGTGTTAGTGGTGTCGGATACAACGGTGACTTCCGCAATAGCTTGGGAATTGTTTCTCACTCTGCTGCTGTCGGAACCGTTAAGTTGCTTGATCTTGCTACCGAATCCGAGTATCAGATCGAGCGTCAAGGTACGCTATTTGTTGCTAAGTACGCTATGGGTCACGGAGTTCTCCGTCCTGAGTGTGCTATCGAATTAGTAGCATAACCCGTTTCTCTCGGTGTTGGGAGGTCTGTGATTCGTTCCGCTCCCTCCATCGGGATTACTTATATACAAAGCTATGGCACTTACGACTAAACTAAATGCAGTAAACACGATGATCTCCGTTATAGGAGAAGCACCAGTAAATACATTAGGAGGGACAGCAGTTCCCGTATCAGTCGTACAAGCGGAAGCCGTGCTAGATGAAACTAGTAAAGCCGTACAGTCAGAGGGTTGGCACTTCAATACAGAACACGAATATGTACTTACTCCTGACGCTTCCACATCTAAGATTAACCTACCAAGTAACACACTTAGAGTAGACTTAGACCCATTAATTTATACAGACAGTGATCCAGTACAGCGTGGACTTATCTTATACGATAGGAAGAAACACACGGATGTATGGACCAAGGAGGTTAAAGCCTCCATAACTTTTGAGTTAGCATTCACAGATATGCCTGAGCAATTCAGACACTACATCACAGTTAAAGCAGCTCGTATCTTTGCTAACAGATTCTTAGGCAGTAGAGAGATCGAAGGATTTGCTTTGAGAGACGAGATAGAAGCTAAAGCCCGTGCTATTGACAGTGACTCTGAGAATGCAGACAGGACAATCTTTGATCACTACAGCGTACTTAGAGTTTTAGATAGATAAAGCGACACATGCCTCTGTTAGTAAACAGTGTACCTAACCTCGCACAGGGCGTATCGCAGCAACCTGACAACCTGCGGTATCCTGGACAGTGTGACGAACAAATCAATGCTTGGGCTACTGTTGTTGAGGGGTTGGTAAAACGACCACCTACTAAGTACAAGAAGAATGTAAACGCTACTGATCCCGGTGCTAACTTGTTCACCCACTTCGTAAAGAGAGACGAGGATAATAAGTACTGTGTCACAGTGTCTCTTGGTGGTGTAGGTGTTATCAATTTAAATGACGGTACGAACTATCCAGTAACTGTAACATCTATTGCTAGTAGCTATCTTAGCTTGGGTACTTCTGTAACGAATCCACTAAAAGATATACGAGCACTGACAGTAGCTGACTATACATTCCTTGTTAATAAGAAGAAGGCGGTCGCTAAAGATGCTGATAGTTATAGCCCTAGCCCCAAAAAAGAAGCTTTAATTACAGTTAATTTAGGAGACTACTCTAAATATTACAGTATATATATTGATAACGCACTTGTGCCTTACAGCAATGCTTGGCAAGGACACGCCACTGAACACGACCCTGGGACGCAACCTGCTACATATAAAAGCGGTAACGGTGGTGGTGCAGGTAGTGTAAGTGCAGACACGGAACACATAGCAGCTGATTTAGCTTCATTAATAGCATTGCAATATTCAACAGCTAGAACAGGTGTTACTGATATTACTTTTAGTAACGACAGTAGTAATTGGTTAGAAGGTTCGTTCTATGTAATAGCCCAAGAGAAAAAACTTTATGGTAGTACTAGAGACAGAAATTTATATATAAAATCAAAAACAAAAAAAAGATTAAAATTTAATATTGTTCAAAACTCACCTGATCCAAATAATGTTGGTTCTACATTTTTAAATGTATCAGCTAAAGGCACTTGTGAGGTTGCAGGGGGAGTTATAACTTCTTTTAGTTTTTCACATAATGGTAATTACTACGATACAGACACAACAACTTATCCATTGAGTGTAACGCTAAAACAAGAAGCCTATGTTTTAAAAAGATGGAGACCTATATTTGGTAACTCACCTACAGCCCCCAGTACTTTAACACCTAGTGTCCAAGCCACAGCTCCGTTTATTGTAGATAGACAAGGCAGTGTTATAAAAATAGACCAAACAAGAATCGTATCAAATGGTGGATTATATTATTATTTATTAGAAGAACACGAAGCTAGTGCAGACAACGAACCAGGTAGTGGGCAATTTTGGGCGGACTTTTGGCAATTAACATCAAATTCCTCTGGGGCTGTAGCTTGGTCGAGTGGTAATATTTATAACTTTGGTTCTGATTTTTCAATACGGACGACAGATGGTTTATCCAATCAAGGTTTAAAGGCTATTTATAAAGAAGTAGAAAGCATTACAGACTTACCTAAACAGTGTTTTAATAACTTTACTGTTAAAGTAAAAGGTGATGCGGATATAGCTCAAGATGATTACTTCGTTAGATTTTCAACTAAAGATAAAGAGGACTTCGGGGAAGGTAGTTGGATAGAGACTGTTGGTTGGGTAAGCGATGAAAACGATACTAGCGGTTATGGTGGTATACAAACTAAAATAGAAGCTGAGACGATGCCTGTCACTCTTGTTCCTAAATTTGGTGAAGTATCACTCGGACAAGACCCTAATTTAATATACAGATTTAAATTACAGACTCCACAAGAAGATGAAGAACCTACAGTTAACTTTGAAAAGGGTTGGAGAAGTAGGCAAGCAGGTAACGATGAAACCAATCCATTCCCATCTTTTGTAGGTAAAACCATCAACGATGTCTTCTTCTTTAAGAACCGTTTAGGATTCCTCACAGATAGTAATGTTATCTTCAGCGAAGCAGATGAGTACTTTAACTTCTTCCGTACTACCACACAGCAGTTGTTAGACAGTGCACCGATAGATGTAGGACTCAGCCATACAAAGGTAGCAGTTCTTCAACACGCTGTACCATTCCAAGAGAAGTTGATGTTGTTCAGTAAGCAATCACAGTTCGTACTTAGAGGAGCAGATGTGTTATCACCTAAGACGGTAGCTATATCTCCTGTTACTGAGTACGATATATCTGACACCGTAGAACCAATAGCACTGGGTAATTACATCTACTTTACATTTAAACGAAACGACTTTGAAGGGATGTACGAATACTTTGTTGATAACAACACTGAGACATTCCACTCCGAAGAGATAACATCACAGATACCTAAGTACATCACAGCAGATGTTAAACGGATAGCTGGATCACAGTCTGAGAACACGATTGTTGTTGGTACATCTAAAGACCCTAAGACTTTGTTTGTTTATAAGTACTTCTGGAGCAACAAAGAAAAGATACAGAGTGCTTGGATGAAGTTTACCTTTGGTCGTGATGTTAGAGGGTTTGACTTTATCGACAGTAACTTGCACTTGATCACAGCAGACAGTGAGGGTTTACACTTGGAAAGCTTGACGCTGGAAGACGGATTAAAAGATACAGACTTAGACTACACACTTTATCTTGATAGCCGAGTGGACGGTAGTGCTTTGACTACCAGCTACGACGCTCCCTCTAAGACTACTACTATAAGTGGTTTCCCTTTTGATCCGGTCAATGTAAACATATACACGAAGAAGGGACACAAGGTAGCATTTACTAAGACTACTTCTACAGCAGGTACGGTCAGTGGAACACTAGCTAACTATGTCACCCACTCTGGTACGATCTATAAATGTGAAACTACTCACACATCCCCAAGTTCTTTCGTAGCTGTTGATACTTCTGTAACTCCTAACATCACTTACTGGACTGTTAGCACAGATGTTGCCACGGCTCCTGAATGGGTAGCTGGTAAGTTTTACAATAACGAGAAGTACTTCTTTGCTGGTATCCCGTACAATATGTTGTACAGGTTCTCTGATCAAACACTTAAACAACCAACAGAACGAGGAGGTCGTAGTGCATCTGACTACGCTTTTCAAACGATCCGTAACGGTAGTATAGACTACGCAGAGACCGGACACTTTACTGTTGAAGTAACTCCTAAGTACAGAGACACCTACTCCTACGCATTTAATCCAGACATTGTTGGTGCTAACTTAACACTTAATACTTTTGTACCACAAAGCGGACACTTTAGATTCCCCGTCCAAGCACAACCTAACGAAGCAACGATTGAAGTAAAGAGCAGTTCTGCCTTGCCAGTCAAGTTGTTAGCTGCAGAATTTGAATCGATGATGATACCGAGAAGTAGACGCTATGGAGCTTAGGATAGATGAAGCACATAAAGATATGGACCCAGTCGATCTGTACGACGATTTGCGGGAGGAAGATATGTTAGAGATTCTCGGTCTTATGCACCACCCTAGAGATGCTGTGTATATGTCGTATGTTACATCGAGTAAGTGCTACAGTGTACGGGATGAGGAAAACAATCTATACTGCTCCTTTGGGGTAGCTCCTATCAACGGTACGAATATCGGAAGTGCTTGGTTATTAGGGACTAGAAGATTACCGAAGATAAAGAAGTTCTTTTTGAAACACTCAGCTGAGAAGGTAGAAGATTTGTTAGATGGCTTTGATTACTTAACTAACTTTGTCATGCGTAGTAACAAGCTGAGTATTAGATGGTTGGAGTGGTTGGGTGCTGAGTTTAACGATTGTCAGTACGATAACTATCTGTCATTTATATTAGAGAGGAAGTAATTGTTATGTGTAGTACGCAAGCATTCATGGTATCTTTAGCATCTATTCAAGGTGCTGTTCAGTTTGCTGGTCAACAACGCCAAGCTAAACAACAAGCTGAGTTACAAAGACAATCTATAGCGTTCGCACAGAGGAAAGCAGCTATGCAAGTCACGGCTGCTCAGTTAGAACGTCAACAACAGGTAGAAGCTGTAGCACAAGAAAAAGGTAAAGCGGCTGCTAGAGGTGAGGCTGCTAGATCAAGAGCTGTTGTAGCTGCTGGTGAAGCAGGTGTGTCTGGTCTATCTGTTCAAGCACTAATGGATGACTATATTAGACAACAAGCTGGACAAGTAGCTGCACTTACATCACAAGATAAACTCTACGCACTGCGTCACGGTTTGAATCTACAACAATTAGCGATGGCATCTGAACAAGAGATACGAGGACTTAGTAAACCTATAGAATATCCTAGTGTATTAGGTGCAGTAATTGGGTCGGCTCAGAAAGCTGTAGGTGCTTATAGTACTTATAAAGATTTTTCTTTTTCAAGACGACCCGCTGCTATTGACACAGGAATGGGTATATCTACTTACATGCCAGACTCAGATCAGTATACATTACCCGCTCGTGGACCCCTAGCAATCGGAGGAAGATAATGGCTAAACAACGAGTACAAGTACAAGGGTTAGGTGAAGCACCTACTATTCAACCCGTTGATCTTCCTGGCTTTCAATTTGCAATAACACAGCAGCAAGCACCTACTCCTAAGTTGTTAAAGTTTGCAGGGGATTTAGAGCAAGCAGGTTTGTTAGTTAAAGGATACGCTGGTATTAGACAGCAACAACTAACTAGAGATATAGAACTACAGAAAGCACAAGCTGCACAGTTTCAAGAGGAACAAAGAGAACAAGATAAGTTCAACGAGATTCTTATAAAGAAACAAATAAATCAAATGGCTATACCAAGTCTTGAAGGTAAAGCTGCTGATTTTATTAATGTCGAGAAGTATACATCGTATGATTCGGTATCGCAGAACATCGACGCTACTATAAACGATGAATGGGCTGCGTACTCAGAAGCTTTAGGTGGGGATGTTGCTAATACTTTAGCTTCTAAAGCTATGTGGAATGCCGTTACTTCTAAGTATAAACAAGATTTATTAGCTAAGTATAAAGCAGCTAGAACAGCTTACACCTTAAATGAAAAGACTAACGACATAAGTGTTACGCTAGGTGCTATGACTGCTAATAACCGTATTGTGCCTTTTAGTGACCTACAAGCTGTTATACGAGATTACGACAAAGTCTTAGCTAAAGATATTCCGGGTATAACTAAACAAGAAAGATCAGAGATTCTTATAAATGCTGTTAAACAACAAGCTAGAATGTTAGACGCAGATAAGAAACATGACGCTGCTTTCAGATTGCTAGATGGAGTACAAGGTATAACAGTTAACGGTGCTCCTATATTTCAAGGTGCTAAAGCATTAGAGGAACTAACTGGAATCAGGGATGATGTAGTAGGTAAAATAGATACTGTATCTACACAATCAACAGCAGAAGCAAGGGATGTTTTAAAAGGTAGGCTATTATCGGTACTCGCCTCCAATCCTAAAAGGTTTGAAGATATGCCCGATTCTAAGATAGACACTCTTAAAAGTGTTTTTTCTACGCTTGATCCAGAAATGTCTGATGAGGAAATAACAAAGAATATTGAGCAAGCTTTTGGTCCTGGAGATTTCGGTAGAAACTTAAATAACATTTTAGAGGGTATGGCTAATAAAAGCGACTTAGCTTCAAAGTTATACTTTAGGATTAATGATGATATACTTAGTCAATGGGAAGCTATTAAAGCAGCTGGCGTTGCACCTATGCCTTTGACAGAACCTAATATCAAAGAAGCTTTAAATGGACTCCGTAAATATGCTGCTAATAACCCTGAAGACCCCACACCTTGGAAAGGATACATAGCACAAGAAGGAGGTAGAGTACCAAGGTTTGATAAGTTACTAGAAGAATCTAGAAGACTAGCAGCTGGTAATTATATATTAAAGAAAGACTATTACGCAAAAGCTGGCGAAGCGTTGAGGGAAAATTTAAAGATAGCAGAAAATCAAGTAACTAATTTAGACCCTACAACTGCTGATGTCAGCCTCGGATCGTACTTACCGTACTCTATATCTTACATAAAAAATGAACTTAAGAAAGAAGCGTTTGCTATTGAAGGTGAAGACCCAGAAGTAAGAGACGCTAAGTTAGAAGAGTTACAGCGTACACTAATACAACAAGAGAGGGAAAGATTCCAAGGTATGTTAGAAGCTTCTACTGTAGATTTTGATGTGACACCAGAGACTGAGTTAACTGGTAAAACTAGAGCTAGGGCAGAAGAAAAGTATACAACACTGCGTCGTTTTAAAATTCTACCTCCTAATTTCCGAGATCAAGTTAAGACTGAGCGATCACAAATGATTGCAGATGGTGAGGTAATCGAGTTAGGTATTTCGTTGTTTAGGCATGGTTTTGATTCATTTGATCCTGAAAGTTATAAACTACTTAACCAAGCTGTTCCAACTTTAGATGCTAGGGATGTTAAACTGTTCGGTAATAGGTTGGAGTTCAACACTAAGGTAGCTGAGTGGGCGAGTATAATTGAAAAAGATAGGTTGACTAGAAGGGGCGGTGAAGCCTTAACTGAAGAAGAAAGAAAACAAAGAGAGATATACAATGGTTTTGGTGTTTACGATAGAGATAGTTTGAACGGCTTTGCAAATGCTCAAAACATCATAGGTAATTACTAATGAGTAATGATTATATCAGTGGCTTATTGGAAGCCCAATCGGAAGGTAAACTAGATACATACAATCCCGCAGCTGCTGTAACTTTAGAGCCAGAGGAGACTGTACCCGCTAATGTTACAATCGAAACTGAAGCTAACACAGTTAGACCAGAAGTTGATCTAGACCAAGTTAAAGAGATAACAGATGAGTTCAGCACTCTAGATAAGTTTGGAATATACAGTCAAGCTTTTGGGGGTGAAATTATAACTAATGTAGCCACAACAGCGACGCTTCTTAAAGGCTTAGGTTATCTAAACGATGTAAAAAATATTTCAAAAATTGGAATCTTAACACCGGAAGGTACTTCTACTATTGGAGGTTTAATTACTTACGCAGGTGCAGAAGCTATTGGTGGTGTAGCAGGTAACTTAGTTAATCAATCAGTATTAAAAGCATACGGTTTAGATAAAACTGAAGGCTATAACCTAGGTGAACTTGTTACATCTGGTGTATTTAATGTAGGACTAGTGCACAAACCAGTTGAAGCAGGTGTAGATTTGTTAGCTGGTTTAGCAAAGGACGGGAAGATTTTTAGTTTTGTAGCTCCTAGTTTAAACGAGTTAAAAGCTTGGCGTGGTGGTGAGTATATAGTTAAAGGAGCTAAACAGTTTGTTAGCGGTGCTACTATTGGGTTAGCTGAATCAGTCCTAAGGCAGAGCATCGAAGGCACTTTAAACTTAGATGAGGACTCCACTTTTGATTTGTTATTCTCCTCACTGGCAGGTGGTACAGTACAATCAGCGTTCTCTTTGTTGTTGAGTAAAGGTAAAGTAGGGCGTACTCAAATCGTTAATATAGTTGAAGATGCGAAGTCTAAACTAGACGACAAGAAAGAAGCACTGATTCAAAAGAAAAAAGATTCTAAGTTAAAAGGTAAACAGAAGATTGGTTTTGAAAACAAGGTTGATAAAGAAATATCTGAAGTAGAAACAGCTCAAGATATACTAGACGATTCTTTAGAGGCTGTTGAAAATTCAAATAGTAAAATAGACGCTAGAGAGAAAGAGTTAGGGGCGACTGAGTTAACAGCTGAAGAAGTTTTAGAACCTAAACCAATAGAGGAACCTGAGCCTGTAGCACCTAAACCAGAAGAAGCTGAAGTTAAATTAGAAGAAGAGCCTACTGTTGTTGAAGAACCTGTTGTGGAGAAACCAATCAATGTAGACGAAACCATAGTAGTACCAGAAGTAACTGAAACAGCTAAGAGGGAAAGATTTGTTGATGATGTTAGGGAAGATAAGTTAGAAGAATTAGAAGCTATTCAATCTAGACTTGAGTCGACTCCTGGTAAAGGATCGTTAACTTTAGAAGCACCCAAACTACATAGAGCAGGTAAAAAACTAGCAGACGAAACAGCCGAGAGAGTTAGTAATCTTATTAGAATTTTAACTAAGAATTATCACTCTAATAAGTCTATAGATATAGATGTAGCTAAAGAATTGTTAAGTGAAATAAAGTTCACCAGAAGAATTAATAAAAATATAATTGATTGGTGGAATACTTTAGGTGCTCGTTTGTTACAGTCTCAACAGAAAAGAGATTATACTTGGGAGGGTAGATATAGTGAGCGAGCACAGTTACAAGACGAAGCACTTAGTAAGTTGGAGGCAACACTAGAGGCTAAAACAAGAGGCATCGTAGACGGTGATGAAGCTGATATACAATCTATGTTTGACGAGTACTTAGCTATACCGGATCAATTAAAAGCTAGGTATAAGAAACCAGTAGAAACTGAGGAAGATGAATTTGTTGAAGTATTTAAAAAACCTAAAATAGCCGAGGAAGCGGATGTAGAAACAAAACCTACTAAGGAGGTAAAACAAAACTTAGGTAAACAAAAAAAGAAACTACAAGAAAAACTAGCTGAATTACAACAACGATTCGGAGATAGGAGTAAATTGGTTTTAGCTGAGACTGGTGAAGAGCTAGCTGAAGATGCTGACATTACTGATTTGAAACAACGCATAAAGTTTTACGAACAAGCTGAAGCTGATGCTTTAGAGTTAGAGGGACTTGAAGCTGAGTTGGCTAAGGTAGCTGAGTTAGATGTAGCACCACTAGGCGAACAAAGAGCAGCTGTTACTCCTAAGCCTACAGGTCCTAAAAAAGTAAACATTAAAGCTGCTCAACTAAGAAAACGAATAGCTGCCGTTAAGAGTAATATTAAACAAAGGTTGGCTGATATAGACAGAGCTAGGCTTGAGATGACTGAGGAGTTCCAAGTAGCTAAAGCTGAAGCAGCTGTTAACAATAGGTTATCTAAACTACAATCTGAATTAGATGAACTTAGGGAAACTTTCGGAAGAGAACCTGAAGAACTTGTACCAGGTAAACCTAAAGATAAAGACCCAAGAGTAAAAGAACTGGAAGATAAAATTAAGTTCTATAAGGAAGCTCAGAATGAGATAAGGAAAATTAAAGACTTAGAAGCTGAAAGAGCTAGGTTACTAGAAGTAGAGACAGGACCGCTTGGTAGGCAACGAGAAGAGATAACACCTAAACCTACAGGACCAAAGAAAGCACCAGGTAGAGTCGAAGAGTTGAATAAAGACATAGCATTCTTGCGTAAGAATATGCGTAACAGGGTCAGGGAGATAGACCGTGCTAGGATTGAAATGTCAGACGAATTTAAAGCTGAACAACTACGCAAGGCTTACGAAAAGAAACGGACAAAACTTGAAGGTGAATTAGACGGTTTAAGGAAAAGATTTGCTGAGATAGATGAGGAAGAAGCAGCAGCTGGTTTAGCACCTAAGAAAAAGAAAGAAGACCCAAGGTTAAAGGAATTAAAAGCTAAAATAAAGTTTTACAAAGAAGCCGAGAAAGAAGCTAAACTTGTAGCTGATCTAGAGAAAGAACTAGCTAGAGTGGCTGATATAGAAGGTCGTAGTGTTATTGGCGAGGTAAGAGCTGAGATAACACCCACTCCTAAAGGACCTACTAAACCTGCTAGATCACAAGAACTTCGTAAGAAGATAGCAGATTCTAAAGCTAGGATGAGGAAGAAGATAGCTGACTTAGAGAAAGCCCGAAAAGAAATAGAAGATGCTCAGTTAAATTCTAGAATATTTAAAGAAATAGAAGACGCTTTACATAAACAATTAGAAGCAGATACATCTACTCAAATAACAAGAGGGTGGCGTTTCATACAATCACTGAGACAACAAGCTCTTATCGATCAGTTACCTTCAGTTCTTGCAGGTCTTCCTACTGGTGTGGGTGCTATGTATAAGCAATTTCTTAGACCTATAACTACTTTTATATACAACGCTGATAATGCTTCGTTACCTATAAGGACACGATTAGCTTTGGCAGACCTATCAGCTGCTTTTAAGATGCTTACAGACTTGAAGGGTGTTTGGACTGAGATGCGTCGTACTTTTGCTGAAAATGCCTCACCCATAGATAATAGAGCAGGTAAACTGTCGGATGAAATGAGTGTTTCAAAAACACCTAGAGGTACACATGCGTTAGTAGCTAGGGCATATACATCTGCCAAGAGAAGGGCTGAAGCTATTGAAAATGTATCGAACGCTTTTAATCGTTATATAAAAAATGCAGACTTGTTTTACATAATGTCTCTGGGTATTAGGGGTATTCAATCCTTAGACTCAGCTTTTAAAAGACAGCTATATAAAAGTAGGATGTATTCAAGAGCACACAAGGAAGCACTTTTAGAATTCCCTAATGACCCGCAAAAAGCTAAAGCGAGAGCTGATGAAAGATACAATGCACAATGGAAAGAAAGTGATGGGTTGTTGGTTTTAAAAGAAAAAACAGAATTTGAGGATGAAATTAATCAGATAAAAGAAGAACTGTTATTTGCAGCTGATGGTGATCTAGAAGATATGCCGTTTAACCCCGTAGAATCAATTATAGATTATACTAAAAATCTTGTTAACAATGGCGGTCTCACTGGAGCAATTATAGACGCATTCGCTCCATATATAGGAGTACCCGTTCGATCTTTTTATAGAGGAGGGAAATTAGTAATAGCTCCTGCTCAAGTATTAGCACAAGGTAGCTTATCTAAAATACCAGGTCTACGAGGTCAAATTAATCCATTTAGTAGAAAGTTAAAGGAGCTGGAAACAAAATTAAGATTTGAATACGACTTGCTTAGAAAGTTGGATGATCCGGAAAAAATAAAAGGAGCTAGAGATCGGATTAAAAACTTAACTGAAAGGCGTGATAAAACAGCTGAACGCAGATTGCGTTACAATGAAGAGCTGTTAACCGACGCTATGGTGTCTACCTCTTTGTTTGCAATGGGTAGTATGGTTGCTCTTTACTACGGAGGTACAGGTTCTCTAGAGTGGTTAACACCTGAACAAAGAAAGAATAATAAGTTAGAATCTTTTAAAATGTTTGATATGGATTACTCTGCTGCTTTACCTTGGTCGTTTCCTTTAGCTATAGCAGCGGATGTAGCTACTTGGTTGCGTATTAAGATGGAGGAAAGGGAGACGGGTAAAACTATTCTAACTAAGGATCAAACATTAGCTTTTGTTATTGGTGCTTCATTTAAGAAGTTAGCAGAAGCAATGCCATTAGCCCAAGGTGTAGAAACTGCACAAGAGATACTTAAATTTGAAGGAGACATTACTAAGAATGCTGTATCAAGATTGGTCGCTTCTTATGTACCTATACCAGCTCAAGCGAGAAAGGTAAACAATACGATAAATCAAAAAGGAATAGCGGATTTGCGGGGAGCTTCTTACTGGGAACGCATTGTTTACGGTGTAATAGCTTCTGGTGTTGGTAATTTAAAAACAGACCGTTTAGGTGAAGATGAACAAAGTACAGCTAATTGGGTAACTCAAAACATTATTAGACAAGCACCTAGAGATGAATTGATTCGTAGTGATTTTGATAAAATAGTAGCAACTGATACTCATAAAAACTTATCAAATAAACCTTCTATGTTAACTGGCGGTATTAAAATGACAGAGTGGGTAGATGAGGACGGGATGACTTTGTCTTATGCTTACGATCAAAAACTTAAAAGAACTAGCATAAAAGTTGAGGAGTTAGGTTTTAAAAAATATACAATAAAACAAGCTGTAGGTGCTTTAATAAAAGATAAAAACTGGATTAAAGAGTACAGTAAAGGATTCCAAGAAGACCCAGAGACTGGCAGATTTATTAATCCAGGTCTTAAGATTTTAAATTCTGTTTTAAGAAAATTTTACAACGAGACTCAAAAGAACTTAATAGAAGATAGCAGGTTCCTGAATAAGTTCGTTAATGAAGAAGGCGAATCGTTATACTACTTATTGCAAACTAGAGGCACTACACCAGAACCTGTAGGTCGTCCGTTATCTCCGCTCGAACTAATTACAGATTAGCAATAGTGCTTGAACTCCTAACTCAATAGTTAATAATATATTATCATGGCTGACCCACAAACATACTTTGATTATGTAGCCGACGCTGACAAGATCAGTAACGGATTCCTCGTACCTTTCGATTACTTAGAAGATGAACATGTTACAGTAGAGGTAGCAGGTGTTGTCAATACAAACACTCAACTAGTCGTTGGAAACCCTGTAAAGATAAAAGTATTATCAGGAGTGACAGCTGGTCAGATCGTCCGAGTAAGAAGAAAGAGCCAGCCTGGTACAGACCTTGTAGACTTTGTTAATGGTTCAGTACTTACTGAGAGTGAACTAGATAGAGCGTACTTGCACAACCGTTACTTAAGCGAAGAGATCAGTGAGTTAAATGATGCGTCGTTGCAGGAAGAACAAGGTGGTACGAATTGGGACGCTAAGAATAAACGCATAATAAATGTAGGAACTCCAACAAACTTAGGAGACGCTACCACAAAAGCTTATGTAGACGGTATCGCATCTGCCATCGCAACAGGTGTAGGAATAACTCCAGACTTCAACAAGTTCACAGGTAACGGTACGACTGATACATTCTCTCTTTCTTTTACTACAAATGGTGTAGCTTCTTCTGCTGTGCTGGTTTCTATCAACGGTGCGGTACAAGACCCAAGCGACTATACAATCGCAGGTGGTGCAGATGAGATACAATTCGTAACACCTCCACCTAATCTTTCAGAAATCCTTGTTATCGAGCGGGGATATAAAGTAGCAACAGATATACCAACGCAGTACGATTGGGGAAGTGTAGCCACTGATCCAGTATCTGCTTCTTATTCTTACGGACAAATAGTATAAACAAACATTATGAGCATCGCAGTACAAATCAGAAGAGGCACAGACTCCCAAAACACTAGCTTTACCGGAGCAGTCGGAGAGTTAATCTACACGACAGACCAAAAGAAAGTTTATGTTCACGACGGTTCTACCGCAGGTGGTACACTTGTTAGTGGTGGTAGCGGAGATATTACATCCGTTGTTGCGGGTACAGGGTTGAGTGGGGGAGCTACTACTGGAGACGCTACATTGAATATAGCAAACGGAGGAGTAGATACTTTACAGTTAGCTAACAACGCAGTGACTTCCGATAAGCTTGCTACTACATTAGACTTCGGATCAATCGTATAAAAATATAAGTCATGCCAAACATACAAGTAAAACTTAGAAGAGGTACAGCAACCGAGCACAATACTTTTACAGGTGCTGAAGGTGAAGTAACTGTAGATACAACTAACGACACACTCAGAGTACACGACGGGTCAACCGCTGGTGGTGTAAGACTAGCAAAGCTTAGTGAAGCAGGTGGTAGCGGTACAGTAACTTCTGTAGACAGTGGTACAGGACTGACAGGTGGTCCTATTACTACTAGCGGTACGCTTAGTATTGCAGACAACGGTGTTACCTTTGCTAAGATGCAAGACATTAACACTGCTAAAGTAATTGGTAGAACAACAGCTGGTAGTGGTAATCCTGAAGAAGTATCGATACTAGACGAAGATACTATGACATCTAACTCTGCTACTGCACTTGCTACACAACAAAGCATCAAGGCGTATGTGGATAGCCAAGCGTCTGGTATTCAAGCTAAATGTTCTTTTGCATCGAACGGTACTCTAGATAGTGGTGGTAATGTAAATGTATCAACAGTTGTAAGAAACAGTACTGGCACCTATACAGTAACTTTCAC